CTCGTCCATTCTCTTAGACAACGAACGTCCCATTTCTGTACTGTAGACACTACGTACATCATAGTGGGATCGTGCTTCATCTAACTTGTCAATGAACACATGGGAAACCAAAAGATCATCGATAGTGATAACCTTTTCGTTTTGTTGAGGAAGAGTAGCACCAGCAAGTTCGTTTCCAGGTGTATGATATGACGCAGTAGTCTTACCAAACACAGGGAATTGTGCGGACTTACCAGAACTAATTGTTCGTTTCATAGTACGTGAAAGCATTACATTTGCTTCTTCAAAAGCAGTAATAGTTTCACCACTAAATACTTTTAAAAATAGGGCATCATCTGCATTTGCAGCATTTACCTGACCTATTCTATTTGGAGTTGCGGCAGAAGCCATAGTTATTTTCCTTTATGATTGATGTTAAGGTACGACATTAATTACACCTTAGTCACTAATCACAACAAGTTATCTTTCCTCAGAAAGGCTTGTTAATTACATGACATTGGAGTTCGCAAGTTTGTCGTGAACTTGCTTTCTAAAACTAGGATCATCTTGGTAACGTGGATCTTTCATGTCCTGTGTTACTTGTGCCATTGATGTATAGGCACTCGATGAATTTGTTCTTTGACCTTGAATTAAATTTGGGGCCGATCCAGTACCCATCTGGTATCGTGCATAGAGTGAATTAACTGCAAACCTAGCAGTCTCTACATTATTAAGGTCAACATTAGCATTGAATACATTTATCTCATCTTGAGATAGATTATCTTTAGCCCAAGCAGTCATTTTATTATAAGTATCCTGACCACCAACTAAGTTATAAACAGACTGTTGTATTAGTTCTGATCTAGCTTCTTGTCCATCTATAAAATCATCTACAAAACTTTTTGGGATACCTGCCTCTTCCAACGCCTGATACGATTCACTAGAAAGTTCCCCTTCTCTCGCATATTCAGCAGAAAGAGATCCAAAATCCAATCCCTTAGCCTCCACATATCGTTCAGCCTCCTCCATAAATTCCTCATTTTCATCAGAGGAAACATCATCAGCTTCTTGAGATCCTTGAGATAACTTTTGTTCCAGATTTTGATAGGCATTTGCTAAATCCTCTGGTGAATTAAATTTCTCTGGTAACCACTCTGGTCTGTCAAATTGTTCTACTACTTCTTCTCCATCAGCAAGAGAAGCCATAGCTTCATCATGACCTTCAGGTGGTTGTACATTTTCTTCTGCTGGTACTGTTACTTGATCTACCATATATCCCTTTTATTTAGTTGTGTATTTTCGACCTTGCCATGTAAATGTTTTCTTTCCCTCCTTTTTAGCTTTGTTATAGGTTGCTCTAAAATCTTTAGCTGGTGCAGAGTCTTTGCGGTAGACAGGATAATTACCTTTAAAATCTACTGGTGAACTATCTTTGTCTTTTTGCATTCTGTCTTGTATAGCCTTTCTAGAATCCATTTGAGCTTTTACATTCCTACTACCCTCTGATTTAGAAGGTGGTACTGAGGTACGTTTCTTTGTAGGTGCTTTCTTGTTTTCTGACTTCTTAGAAGTAGAACCACCAATACCTAAAAGACTTAATACTCCTAACAATGCTCCAGCTTTACCTTTACCTTTTAATTTTATTCTAGTAGGTGGTTTTGTATTTGAGTCAGTTTTTATCCTGCCACTTGTTCTATTTTTCCTAGCTTGTGCTGATGCTTCCTGAACATTCTTAACTTGCTTTGGCTTAGGACTTAATATGCTTTTCTTTTTATTTTCAGCAACTATCTTTTCTCTTGCTTCCCCTTTAGGTACTTTCTCAGGGTCTTGTACCCCTTTCATTCTTACAAACTCAACTGTGTAGTGTTTTGTATTAGCTTTCCCTGCTCTTTTATCTGCAATTAACTTTTCTGCTACTGGCTTTTTAATACTATCAACTACACCATTACTAAACTGTTTGTAGTACCCACCATTTTTATACCTTTTTAGAACAAATGATCTTTGATTTTTTGGTGGTCTACCTACTTGGTTCCCATAAGTACCTTCACCTTCTGGCATATTATCCTTGTTGTTGGGGTTGTTGTGTTTGTAGTCCAGCCATTTGCATAATCTGAGGTAGTAATTGTTTACCTATTTCTGGACCCATAGTTTTAGCTATTTCCATAACCATTTGTTGTTGTCTTTGTTGTTGAGCTTGCTGTTGTAGTTGTGCTTGCTCTTCCTTAGACTTCAACAACCCTTGAGGATCTATCCCTAGTGATACCCCTACACGATCTATAAAGTCATCGATGTTGATTTGTTGTAAGAAACCTTCTGCTCCAAGAGGTTGAAACATTTGCATCATCTGCATTAGTTTCTTTAAGTCTTCTGATCTACTCATTGCTTCTAGACCAGTAATAATCTGGGGTCTTACTACACCTTCTGGCAGAGGTGGTACTTTGTCTTCATCATTGAGTTTCTTGAGCATCAATCTAACCAGAGGTAATTGAAACTGTTGGGACAACAAACTAAATATCCCACCTAACCCAGATTCTATTTCATTAGCCAGTAGACGAACTTCAGTAGCAGTAACTCTCTCAGCATCCCTTTGTACAGAACCAGACATAAGAAATGCACCAGCAAGTCTGTCACTAATAGTTTTAATCATGCTCTCAGCAATCCTAAAATCTACTGCTTTGTTGACTTGCAATACACTCACATCATTAGCATCTCCTTGGATGATTGCTCCGTTAGGTGAATTAGCTAATGATCTAGCTTTAGTTGTACCATTGGGACGTACTAGGAATAGTACCTTTGCAGAAGATGCAGTACCTTCTACTAATGCTTGTGATAAACCTTCTAGTGAACGTAAGTCACCTAAGTATTGTTCTACTAATCCTCTTCCATAGGATTCACCATCGATCCTGTCAAACCTAAGTACCATCCAAGGGAAGTTATCTAACTTATATGTCCCTGAACTATTAGGTACCTCTATTTCTTTTACTTCCTGTCTAACAACCCATTGGTCTGCTTCTCTAATTATCTTTGTGTAGAGATCAATACTCTTATCTGAGTCATCATTTGTATCTTCTCGCTGTACTTGGTTTCTGATTTCCTCTGGTAACATAAGAGGACTAACAGATTCCTTAACGATGATCTCTAGGACATTACCCATAGCATCCCTTTGGCATACATATCTCTCCAAAGGAAATACTCTCATACCACCTTCTTCAGGGAAGTAAACTAAAGCATTACCAGAAACAATAAGATGTTTTAACATCTCAAAGGTAGGTACACGTACTCTTGTTACTTCTATTTCAGACATAACAGCACGTTCTATAGCACCTAATGCTTCCTCAACTGCCCCTCGACCTTCTTGTTTAAGTTGTGGGATCTCAAGATCATCCACCATTAGTCTGAAGAAGGGACCAGATGGGGGCAGTAAGGCAAGAAGTAACTTAGAAGCAAGAACATTAACTGCTCTAGCACCTACACTTTGATATGGTGTAGGGAATATGGTACTAGCTGAATGTCCTTCTGGAGGTATAAGGTAGGGTAAAGTTAGTTCAGAACAGTCCCTACTTCTTGTAAGGAATATGTGTCTCTGGGACTCTAATTGGGAATACCTTGAAGCACAAGATTGGTTATTTATCACGCAGGAATTTGTACACCAACGGAGGAACTAGGAATCTTTAATGCACCAGAACGTACATCTTTTTCATTTCCCCTTCTTCTTCCTCTTCTTCGTCTACCAGCAAGAGTAGGATCTTCTAGGGTTTCATCATAGCCACTCATACCACCCATCATTCCTTGTCTCTTGAGAGCAGTATTAATCTGTTTGCTAATAGAAGTACCAACAGCACTAGCATTATTTAATGCACTAACTGCTTCACCAGTAAGATCAGTTAGTGTGCTTTCCATGTTTTTAGGTAAATCAGTAAAAGTTTCACCAACTGTTGTTACTTCTTCTTTTACATCCTCTATGTCTTCACTAACGTCTTCTATTGCATCATCTATTTCTTCTTTTATTTCTTCTTGGTTTTGGTTGGAAGTAGGGTTACTGTCTGCTCCACCCGTACTACTTCCTGCACCTTTATCGATACCACCAGTTCCACACATAGTTTCCTTTAAGTAATTATAGTTGTTGTCCCTGAAGACTGAGATTGAGCAGGACTAGTAAGAGTAGTAGGTAAGTCTTCTCTTATTCTAAGACTGTTCATATTCTTTCTTCTCTTTTTTAATCTAGGATCTATCTCACCTTGCCTAGCATCTAGGTTAGTTACTTTTGTAGGTGTAATGGTGGTATCCATTTCTGGAGCAGAGGAACTACCATCATCATTATTAAGATAATTTTGTGGATTTAAATTACGTAATAACAACCCTGCACCAGATTCACTATCAGCACCTATTAAGGTATCTACTGCATTACCTACATCTAAAATAGGGTTCCTAATTAAGGTATCAAAAGTACGACCTTCAACAGTAGAAGAAGTTCCGTCATATCCTCTTTTTCTTCTTTCTG